CATACGAAAGCAAGTGTATGGCAATTTTACCCCTTGCCACATTTTAAAGCTGGTAGAGAACAATGTTGCCAGCGGATTTTATGATTCAGAATTATTGACATCTTACACTGCCGACGAATGGGAGACTATCAACAGTTTTATCAAACACGATCGAGATGAACAACTCACTTATGCTGCCATGGAACAGTTCCGTGGCAAGTATCTGGTACAGAATCGAGTAACCAAAGAAATAAAAGAAACACCGCAAATGTCATACATTTTGATTGCGGCCACATTATTTTCTAATTACCCCAAAGAAACAAGATTAACCTGGATCAAAGATTATTATGATGCAATCAGCACACACCAAATCAGTTTGCCCACGCCAGTAATGGCTGGTGTTCGTACACCACAGCGACAGTTTAGTAGCTGTGTGTTGATAGAAACTGATGACAGCTTAGACAGCATCAACGCAACAACTTCGAGCATTGTAAAATACGTAAGTCAAAAAGCAGGCATAGGGATTGGCGCTGGTCGTATTCGTGCTCTTGGTTCACCAATCCGTAACGGTGATGCTTACCACACTGGTGTGATTCCCTTTTATAAAATGTTTCAAGCAGCCACACGTAGTTGTAGCCAGGGTGGAGTGCGCAATGGCGCGGCTACGTTGTATTATCCAATTTGGCATTTGGAAGTCGAGGACCTGTTGGTATTAAAAAACAACAAAGGTACCGAGGACAATCGTGTACGACACATGGATTATGGAATACAATTCAACAAAGTCATGTACGAAAGGTTGTTAAACAACGGTGACATCACTTTGTTCTCACCACATGATGTGCCTGAACTGTACGATGCGTTTTTTACCGATGTAGACCGATTCCGTAACTTGTATGAAATGGCTGAACGCAATTCTAAACTGCGTAAAAAGAAAATCAAAGCAATAGATCTATTCACATCATTTGTGCAAGAGCGCAAGGATACTGGACGCATCTATCTCATGAATGTAGACCATGCCAACGGACATGGTAGTTTCATCCCTGAAGTTGCACCAATTCGTCAAAGTAATCTTTGCTGTGAAATCAACTTGCCCACTAAGCCACTCAATGACATCAATGATCCCAATGGCGAAATTGCACTTTGTACACTAAGTGCAACTAACTGGGGAGTGTTCCGTGAGCCACAAGACATGGAAAAGGCCTGTACATTGGCAGTGCGTGGGCTTGACGCATTGTTGAGTTATCAACATTATCCAATATTGGCAGCACAGTTGGCAACAGAAAATCGTCGTCCCCTGGGAGTGGGTATTATCAACTTGGCGTATTGGTTGGCCAAACATGACTTATCCTATAATGATCCAGCCGCATTGGTAAAAATTGATGAGTGGGCACAGCACTGGAGTTATTACCTGATCAAAGCATCGGTGGCTCTGGCTCGTGAGTTTGGTGCATGCCCCAAGAGCAACGAAACAAAATATCATCAAGGTATTTTACCAGTTGACACTTATAAAAAGGAAGTTGATGAATTAGTACCCCATGTTGATGCTGTTGATTGGGCAAGCTTGAGATCGGACCTTGTGAAATATGGTATTCGTAATTCTACACTGATGGCATTGATGCCAGCAGAGACAAGTGCGCAAATCAGCAACAGCACAAATGGTATCGAACCTCCACGTAGCTATGTCAGTATTAAACAAAGCAAAGACGGTGTGTTAAAACAAGTTGTACCTGAATATCGCAGATTAAAAAACAAATATGAGTTGTTGTGGGATCAACCTAGCCCAGAAGGATATCTAAAAATCTGTGCAGTGCTACAAAAATATGTTGACCAAGGTATAAGTGTCAACACCAGCTACAATCCTCAGCACTATGAAGATGAAAAGATTCCAATGAGCGATATGCTCAAACACATAATTATGTTTTACAAATATGGTGGCAAGCAACTTTATTATTTCAACACCTTTGATGGTAGCGGTGAAATTGACTTAGACCGATTGTCGCAAAAACAGATGCTAGTCGAAAGCGTGGTCATGTCCATACAAGATGACGAAGACTGCGACTCCTGCAAAATTTAAAAAAAATAAATGAAAATAGAAACTATACGGAGCAACTACAATGTCAGTGTTAAATTTAAAAAAAAATCATGATCATACAACCAGTCTTGCATTTCTAGACCCCAACGGCGGCGTAGGAATGCAAAGATTTGACACATTAAAATATCGTCAATTCGATAAACTCACTGACAAACAATTGGGATTTTTCTGGCGCCCTGAAGAAGTTGATGTGTTACGTGATGCCAAAGACTTCAAAGACTTGACAAACTTTGAACAACATATTTTTACCAGCAATTTAAAAAGACAGATTCTATTAGACAGTGTTCAGGGACGGGCACCTAGTTTGGCCTTCATGCCATTGAGCAGCTTGCCTGAACTAGAAACTTGGATTGCCACTTGGACATTTTCTGAGACGGTGCATAGTCGTAGCTATACACACATTATTCGAAATATTTTTTCTGATCCAGGCAAAGTATTTGATGAAATGTTGGACATCAAGGAAATTGTTGATTGTGCCTATGACATTACTCGGTACTATGATGACTTGGTAGACTATGGTTTATGGTATCAAACATTGGGTGTTGGAACGCACACTGTGAATGGAAAAACAATTATCATCGATGAGTATGAACTCAAAAAGAAACTATGGTTGGCACTATCGTCAGTCAATGTGCTTGAGGGTATTCGTTTCTATGTTAGTTTTGCTTGCAGTTGGGCATTTGCTGAACTCAAAAAAATGGAAGGCAATGCCAAGATAATCAAGTTCATTGCAAGAGATGAAAACGTGCACCTGGCATTTACTCAACAAATTCTCAAATTATTGCCATTGGATGATGTAGACTTTGTCAAGATACGACAAGAAACACAAGCTGAAGTAGTAGACATGTTTAACAACGCTATCCAACAAGAAAAAGATTGGGCAAAATATTTGTTCAAAGATGGAAGCATGATTGGATTAAATCAACAGTTGTTGTGTGAGTACATTGACTGGATCGGCAGCAAACGCATGACTGCAATTGGTCTTCCAGGTGCTAGTAAGGGTGGATCTAATCCCTTGCCCTGGACTGCCAAGTGGATTGCTGGTGCAGATGTTCAAGTGGCTCCACAGGAAACTGAAATTTCCAGCTACATTGTTGGTGGCACCAAACAAGATGTATCTGAAACCACGTTTGCAGGACTTAGTTTGTAAAAATGAAGGTGATTCATTATTTTGAATATGCCTGGCCCGAGGGAGTCGCCCCGATAACGTTAGATAAATGGGTGTTGACATTGTCCAAGGACGAGCAACATCTGTTCAATGAAGCTGAACGTAGACAACGAAGTTACAGAAGCCAGACAATACTTAATGGAGACATGAGCATAGTTGATTCTGACAGTTATGCATGGCGTGATGAAGAAACTGCCAATCGTAATAAAGGGACCGACCAGGAATGGCTGGCCTTCTTTAAAAGATATATACAAGAGACCCAGACAATTTTTACAAAACGAGAAGAAAGAGAAAAATAATGTTAACAATATATTCTAAAAATCGTTGCCCGTTTTGTGATCAAGCCAAGGCATTATTAACAAACAAGGGCATTGCCTTTGAAGAAATCAAAATTGATGAAAACGATGATGCCCGAGATTTTGTAGTATCAAAAGGACATCGTACGGTTCCACAAATTTATCTCAATGGCAATTTATTTGTTGATGGTGGGTTCCAAGGTTTAAGTAAACTTAGCACAGACGAAATCAATGCTCGTTTAACTAATAATCTAGGAACATTATGAACATAGAAGCAAACCAAGTTTACATTTTTAAATTGGTCACCGGTGAAGAATTAATTGCTCGAGTTGAGCAATCACATGACAATTATTTGGTAATTTCAAATCCCATCAGCGTGGTGATCTCTCCCCAAGGTCTACAAATGATACCAACCTTGCTTTCTGCAAAACAGGAGGCACATGTACGACTAAATAGTAACAGTTATTCAATGGTATCAGAACCGAGAGAAGATGTCGCGGATAGTTATCGCCAAGCAACAACTGGTATCACGGTTCCCCCAAGAAAACAAATTATTACAGGATAATGTCGCATAGATTTGAGATCATGATTGATGGGAAAATTCAAGTATTTGACCAATACAAAAATATACCCCAACAGTTTGATCACGTAATAGCGTTTATTCCTGAAGTCCCTCCACCACCTCACTCACATGAGGATCATGAAGAGATTGAGCAGTGGAGTAACAAGTTTGATAAACTTATGGAGATTGAACGTGCCAGCAGCCGCAAGACAGGGTGATCCCGGGGTAGTAGATTGTGCCCCTTTTAACATACAAACAGCTTCGTCGGACGTTTTTGTCAACAATCGAGGAGCCGCTCGTCAAGGAGACAGCAGTATTCCGCACCTATGGAAAAAAGGCAAAAAATGTCCGCCGCACTCTAGTACAATAAGTTCCGGGAGCGGTTCGGTGTTTGTCAATAACAGACCTTTTGCTCGAGTTGGTGATCCGTTTACGCAATGTACTAAAATTGCTGCCGGCAGCTCAGATGTATTTGTAGGCGGCTAACTGTGGCTACACTAACACCAGTGATGTCAATTGCGGGGTCTGGGCTCTTACCTGACGCACCGGGACAAATTGGCACAGCCCTTGCACTACCAACCACTTTATCTAATGCAGTAAATTCCTACGCAAATGTTGCCATTGTATCTGCCTTGAGCAATGTGTGTGCCAATGCTGCCAGTTTTGTCAATGCTGTACCAGCATTGATGAATGAATCAGTGTTGTTGGGATTGCTGGATCTAGGTAGCAACAATTTTCCTGCACTGACAAACACTTTGCCGGGCACCACAGTACCAACTGATGTTGTAGTCAATGGCTTGCTGTCACCCTGGGACAATGCCACAGCATATGAACCAGGTACATATGTGACATATCTAAACAATGTCTATGTTTCAGTCAAGGCTGGATTAGATCAAACGCCGGCTAGTAACAGTGAATACTGGAACATTGTAGAATCATTTTATAAACTATCCAACAATGTTTTGCTGGATGCCAACACCATTATGGGTGGCGGCGACTTGTCTAAATTCTGTCAGGTATTTCAGTCAGCTGAAGGCTACATTAAACAATCCAACAATACTTTAAACAGTGTCAAGAGCACTGATGTGTTGGCACAAACATTTAATTCATCCACAGGTGGCATGAATACTCTTACCACAGGTGGGTTGAATCAAGTCAGTAATAACTTAGAAAAATTCTCAGCTGACTTGTTGCAAATAGGACAGTTAATAAACTTGTCAAGACTTGATTACTTGGGTTTACCCAGTGAGCTATTGGGACAAATTAGTAGAGTGACTGGCGGAGTTATTCCCAGTATCAATGAGTTATTATTGGCTGTTAAATTAACATCCGTACAGATTAGATCTTTGGAAGACTTGGGTACAGATAACGCAGTGTTTGACGCTGCCACAGAAAAAAAGATGTACGGAGTTCTTAGGTCAGTGACCGGCACAACACTAGAACAAGTGTTGGCAGTGCTGGGAGTTAAGCTCACAGGCTTGACCAATGCCGCTCAGTTATTAAATCCACGAATTATATTACCCAATAGCTACTTGACTTTGTTGTGTCCCACTGACACTGGACTTAAATCAATATACATTACATCAGGCAGCAACACTGGTGCCAATGCCAGCTTGGTGCCTGTGGTTGCAAACCCGGGTGTGGCAGCCTACACTGGCCCTTCGGCCACCAACAGTTACAGTATTTTAAAGTTGATTATACCTC